CCTATAGGGCTTCTCTTCATAAGCCTCAAGCCCCGTCGCTTACTGAAGAACAGAAACGTGAAGAGTTTCGCAAGTTTTGGGCCAGCAATAAAAAGAAATATGGCGAAGCTAAGAATCTTGAGAAGGCACTTTGGTTGCATCTCAAAACTATCAAGATGGATTCGCCCCATCAGTTTTCCGAAGGCATGAAACATTTCGGCCTCGTCAAGAATAAGTAATAGGAGATAGAACATGTCCCAAAGAATTATCACTCCATGGCTAAATACGAACGTCCCCGGCGCTTTTGTGAATGTTTCAGTAATTTCAACGGCTTCCGGCCTTGCTACCTCTGGCGTTATCGTCCTGATGGGTGAAGCTGCCGCTGGTCCAGATTATAGCGTCACGAATTTGAAGACGAACTTCTTCGGTCCACAACAGGGCAACCTCGTTCGTAGTATCTATGGTTCAGGTCCAATCGTGGACGCGTTTAATGCCCTCGCTGCTCCCTCGAAAGATCCTGACATTTCCGGCACGGCTTCTAGCGTTTACATCCTTAAAACAAACAAAGGTACCGAGGCTCACTCTCCTGTTGGGGCCTATACCTTTACTGTTACCGCTGCAAATGCTACGGTTGGCGCTACGTATAGTAATAATGGTCAAACTTTTGTGGTCGAAAGCACGATTGCGGCTGGGACTACTCTGGTCGCTTCCGGAACCGGCGCTCCTACGACTTCTGGGACTTTAACTAAAACTTCCGGAACTGGCGATGCAACGATTGCCTACTCGGCCTTCTCTGGCAGTACTTACGGCGTGTTCTTTTCACAGAATTATGGTGTTGGAGGAAACGGCTTTAGCTACACCATCACTTCCTTGGATACTGAAACTCCTCCTCAGGTTACTGGGACTACCGTTCCTGCTTTTGGAGCTGCTCTGAATGGCGATACCTTTACTATTCGTCAGAATGGTGGCGCTACGGATGTTATCACGTTGAGTTCTAGTGGTGGTGGTGCGTCTGCTATGACCGGGCAATCCGATGCTCTAGCAGAATACAATACCTTGGAAGCCTTGACGCCGACCCCAATATCGAGCACTCTTGGTGGCCAAACCTTAGTTCCTGGAACCTATTCAGAATCTAGTGGAACCTTTGCTATCGCCGCTTCGGGGACACTTACCCTGAATGGTGCTGGAACCTATGTGTTTCAGTGTTCTAGCACTCTCGTCACTGGCGCTGGAGCGACAATCGCTTTGACTGGCGGAGCTACTGCAGCTAATGTGTTTTTCCAAGTTGGTAGTTCGGCAACCCTCGGCGCAACCAATACCTTCAACGGAAACATTATCGCCAATACGAGTGTTACCTTGGGTGGTGGCACAGTCAATGGTAGCGTGATCGCACTTAATGGTGCGGTTACGGTCAGCGTAGCAACTAACATTAATGCTCAGGCATCTGCACCGCTCGGTGTTGCTGGAGAATTTGGCCTTTTGGGCGCTACCGGCGTAACGAACACTGGCGCTACGGTTGTCCATGGAGACGTTGGGTCCTATCCTACGAATTCCATTACGGGTTTCCCACCTGGTATGGTCATCACCAATTCTCATGCTAATATTGCAGAATTGATTGTGGAACTGAATAGTCTACTTCCAGCCGGTATTACTGCTTCCGCTGGCGTTGCTTTGAATACCGTGGTTTTGACCATGGCGGCAAACCCTGCATCGTACGCTGCAGGTTATAGCCAAAGCTTCGAATTGATCGATTCTACTCCTGGTGATTTGGCTGCATTGGGCTTGCCTGCTGGAAACTTTGCTGCTGCACAAGAACCAGCTATCGAAGTTCAAACCACGAATACTGCTACGGGCTTTAATAGCACGATCGATATTACCCCTGCGGTGGCCTTGACTATCGGATACTTGGGTACGACTGGTACTGTTAGTGTTAATGCGACTACCCTGACTACTTCGGTTACGGGCGGAACTGGCGGTAATCTGTCGGCTACTCTTTCGCAGTATTCTACGGTTGGACAACTTGCGGCATTCATTAATGCTCAGCCTGGTTACTCAGCAACTGCTACCCCTTCGGCTATCTCGCTTCCACCTTCTAGCTTGGATCAAGTGAGTGCTGTTGGGATCGCAACCAGTACTCCTGGTGCTCAGCCAGGTCGTATTAAGGATTCAGCCTATGAATTCCAAACACAGATGGCTGCAAATACAGCTCTCTCGTTTACTCCTATCATGTTCGCTGGTATTCCATTCCCTTCAAGTGGTGTGTTCCTATCTGGCGGAACTCTCGGCCCAACGTTGGCAATCGACATTGTAAATGCAATTTCTCAGCTTGCTGGGATTCAATGTAACATCATTGTTCCTTTGTTCTCTCAGGATGCCACTGCGGACATTCTTGCAGGGAATACCGATCCTGCATCCACGTATACGATCGATGCCATCAATGAACTCCTCAAAACCCATTGTTTGCAGTTCTCTACTCCTGTTCTTAAAAAGAATCGTATGGCTGGACTCTCGTTCAATGGTACCTATGCTCAGGCCAAAGCTCAGGCACAGGGAATTGGAACGTATCGTTGCTACATGACCGATCAGCAGGTCACACAGGTTAATAGCTTCGGAGTCAATACTCTGTTCCAACCTTGGTACGCTGCGGTTATCGCTGCCGGTATGCAAGCTGGTGGATTCTATAAGTCTATTTGCAATCACTACGCGAACATTGTTTCTATTACCGATCCTGCCGGATATGACAATGGCGATCCATTCGATGTGTCGGACGCCTTGACTGCTGGCTTGCTGGTTCTTTCACAGGATGTGAATGGGATCAAATGGGTATCGGATCAAACCACGTACGGCTTGGACGCAAACTTTGTTTACAATTCGATTCAGGCAGTCTATCTCTCTGATATTCTTGCTCTCGACTTGGGACAGTACTTCCAGCAGACGATGGTTGGAAAATCTTTGGCGGATTTGTCAGCGGCTTCAGCATTGAGCGCCTTGCAGCAGAGATTCAGTTACTATAAATCTCTGAAGATGATTACAACTTCAAACTCAGCGCCTCTGGGATACAAAAACGCATCGATTCAGATTGCTGCACCTTCGATGTTTGTTTCGGTGGAAGCTGCGCTCACAACGTCGCTCTACTTTGTCGCAATCGATCTCGCCCTATCGGCAGTTCAACAAAGCGCTAGCTAAGAATTCTTAAGGAGATAACTATATGGCAATTACTGATACTAGTGGGCGAGGCGGAATTTCCCCAGCGGCCTCTAAAGTTATTACTGGCGGTAGAACCGTAGTGAGTATTCAGGGACCCACTGGTGGTCCAGTGGTGATTGGAATTTTCGATTCTTGTACTATCAACGAAAGTATTTCTTCGGAAGACATCCATCTTCTGGGAAGATATTCTCCGGATGAAATTACTTTGGTTAGCTACAATGCGGTTACGGTTTCTTGTAGTGGTTTCCGTGTTTACGGATTCGGCGTGAAAGCTCTTGGTCAGTTCCCGACCCTGAATGCTTTGTTGGGACTCGGGCCTGTGGTTTTAAGCGTAAGTGACCGAGAAAATCCTACTGGCCCAGCGCTCGCGACCGTAATAGGATGCTTGCCAGACACCAACAGCAATTCGTTTACCTCTCGTGCTACCAGTAAAATAAGCATCTCATACAAAGGCGTAATGGCCGTAGACGAATCGGCCCCGAATGACGCCGAATCGGGAGCTGTTAGTCTTCCTTAATTAGTTCTTAGTTTTCACTTAGAGGCCCTGGCAGGATCACTCCTGCTGGGGCTTTTTGTTTATGAGGTCCATTACGAACTTTTTATGGGATTCCAAGTCTTCTTCTAGAACATTATTGTTCTTTGCCGAATTTTCTTTGTTGGTAATCACTCGAAGATTCCAGGGTACGTGCAGCCCGCATACATTTTCTCCTTGTAGGGGTAATATGTGGTCCACTGTATGTTTAATCCCTGTTTCTTTGGTTTTCTGTGCGGATTTTTTGTAAATATCCTTAATTTCTAAAATCTGTTCTTCCGATATCCATTTCGGCGTGGCGTTAAGTTTTTGGGCCCTTCTTTTTGCTGTTTTAGCGTTAGTAACTCCCTTATTTTCTTTCCTATATCTCTTACCTCTAGCTTTTTCTTTTTCTGGATTGTTTTCTCTCCAAACTTTTCCATTTTCTGAGTAGTGTTCCTTGTTTTCTTGATAGTATTCCGCGCTTTTCTTTTTAATCTTAAGTGCGTTTTTCTTTTTAGATTTCTTTTGGTTGGCTTTAAATTTTTCTGGATTCTTTTCTTTCCATTCCTTAGGATAGCCTGGATTTTTCTGTCTTTGTTCTTTAGCTCTCACCTTGATAATATCTCTGTGA